TAGTATCGAGTTCCTGGAGTCAGTTCGGTAATATCACTAGTAAATGCCCCTACGCTACCCGCGCCATTTTCTGTTTTGCTATCAGCAGTAGTGGGGGTTCCTGCAGTATTCCAACAGTGGCCATGCTGAGTAATAATATCACCACCTATTGAGGCAATAGCTCCATTACCGGTAGCTGTTGTTCCTGATATACTAGTAACGGCTTGGGTAGTAACTGTTGGCGAAAGGTCGGCAATAACTCCTGTACCATATAGACTCCCTGTTTTTTGCCCGTTAAGGTTATAGTCTGCCTCATCGCCAGAGTCAATATGCTCCCCCTCAGCAACGCCATTCTCACCAGGCGCTATATTGCCACTGGCCTCTATCGCCCCATCGGTATAGTAGCAGCCAATATAGTCTCCTGCCACTACAACAAGTGATACTGCATAGGTATTCAGTCCCTCAACGAAATTGCCTAAAGAAACACTACTTCTGCATCTATGGCTGTGAGTAAAACCAGGGCCAAAAATACCTACTCTCAAAGTAGTTCCGGCTACTTTGCCGAATACCTTGACTTCTGTAATGTAGCCAGTAGCATTCGCCGGATTCTCTGTAAAGAATAAAGTCCCCAAGCCTGGATTGAAGAAACTTGCCTGGTCTTCTGCAACGTGTCCGATATCAATTTCTGCCATTAGTGTCCTCTTTGGTCTTGGACTTCTATTTTATCTATGCTCCAGCATTTACAACATAGCCTCAGCCAGCAACTTAGCGGCCATTGAGCCGCCAGTTGACACACCAACCGACACTTCTTCTCCTGAGCCATACAGACTGTAGATTCTATCGTGCCCAGTCCAAAAGGTAAATCCCTCACTAGTGCAAGGGATATAATCGCCAGCCTTATACCATATGCCTAACCCCCCCTCTGAATCCGAGCGGTCTATACTACCCTCTGTTCCGTAGATTCCAATAAAGTCCCCAGCGGCCACGTCAAGGTCAACCTCAAAGGTTCTTGTGGCTCCTTGTACAACTTGACCTAAGGCAGCGTTAGAGCGAGTGGTAAAAACGTCTGTGTCAACCTGTTCAAAGATACCTACCTCGCAGTTTTCTATTGTAACAGCAGCATATATCTGAACACTGGTAATCTTGCCTGAGAGGTTAGCGGGGTTGTCCTTCATTATCATAGTGGATGTCACACTAGCCGAACTAGCCCTATCTATTGCAGATGAACCTATAGCAATTACTGCCATTATCTTATCCCACTACTTGAATTGCGGTCCTGATTCTTGATTATTTCCATGCGTGTTATTTCTCCCAATTCTCGTTCGGTAACGACGCTTCCCGCGATATTGTAGTTGTTGACGGTCGTCTGGACCCCGCCACGCCCGCCGCCGCTGGTTGCCACGGCGATTCCAACCCCCGCGCCCGCCGCAATTCCAAGCCCTATCCAGCCCGCGGGCCCCGACAAGGCATGAAGTATCCCTCGGGCGATTGCCAGGGTCCGAATGTGTGCTATCAACTGCCTGATATACGGTAACATTTGAATTACCGCGGACGTGGTCGTCAGAATGGCCCCGCCCGTCATAAGGAAATTCGACGCGACTTTGGCCATTGGACTGTCAATTTGTCCTAGTAAAGCCCCGACCGCTGTAAACGCGCTTCCCATTGCTGTCAATGCGGCGTTCATTTGAAGGGCTTCGATTTGTGTGGCCTGGGTCGTGTTCCCGAAGCTTTCCATTTGGGCCGAAGCTTCGTCGCGCATTCGAAGGACCACGGTCACGCCAGCTTCATTCGCCATAATATCCCCCTTTTAAGGTTGCCAGTTCCCGCCGTATTGGACCACGTTCTTGACCCCCTTGTAAACGATAAGCCGTTCGATAAGCGATTGCGGCCATTCGTCCGTTACCTGGGGCGGGAATCCAGTTTCTTCGATTATCATTGCGTCTTCCAGTTCAGGCGGCAATCCGAAACGGGAAGGAATCTTCATTGCTTTGAAAAGTCCTTCGCCTAGTTCCCGACGCCGCCCTTTGCCAAAGGGACCGAATTCCCATATAACGCGTCAACTTCTTTGACTAGCCTTCCCCGTATGCTTTCAGGAAGGCCGTCAAGCGTCGCCTGGTCCACGGGCCCGAAGGACCATTCCTTGACCTGGCCGATAATCATTACGTCATATAGCGTTGTCCAGTCAACGGCGGTCAGGTCAATGTCAAAGGATTTCGCGCCGACGACTTTCGGTTTGTCCCCTTCTTCGATAACCAGGGTCGGCGGCTTTTCGCCTTCAGGTATTGTCAAATGTTGTCGCGATACCAGGTTCGCGGCCTTCTGTGTCCCGTGAAGAAGTTCCTGGAAGAAGACGGCGTATTCCACCTTCTTGAACGGGCCAATTCCTTTCCCGCCGTCCAGGTTGACCTTGATTGTTTTCGGTTCGTATGCCATGCGCTTGTTCCCCCTTTTGGTTTTCATTCGGGCTTAATATGTCCCACGCGCCACGGTTCCGTTGACCTTCAGGACACAACGGGAAGTGACCATGTTTCCGACCCTGGTCAAGATTCGATAATCTTCAACCCAGGCGTCCCCGCTGTATTTTATGTCGCCCGCGGTTTTCCCTTCTGGACCGTAATCGAAAGCGACGGCGGCCGTATGTTCCCGAAGCGGGCCCAGGACCGTATCCGACCCGACGGACGCGTCGTCCGACCAAAGAAGTTCCAGGTTGATTGACACGTTTTCAAGGGTCGGTTGCCATTTGTGGCCGCTATCCCCCAGGACGGTCACGTCCCCGAATTCCCGCGGACCAGGAAGGCCTTCAATCGAAACAATATACGGCGATATGTCCCGAAGGACGGCCCCCGTGTCCGTGATTTCGAAGATTGAAATTGAACTGTCGAAGAATGCCATTTGATTATTCCCCCCTTTTTAGTATTTGCCCTTCCCGCTTATTGAAGCGGTAACGTCTTCGCCCATGTCGTTGACTATCTTCTGAATTTGCGGCATAAGCCGCGAAAGTACCCGTCTATGATATGGGTTCGCCTTCGCGGGCCCGACTGATTTCCTGAAGAATTCAACGCCGCCAATGAAGAAGTGAAGGGCCTTCGCGGTCGTCGCGGTTATGGGGCCGCGTCCTTCACGGACGATATAACCATAATACACGCCTTCGGGCGATTGCGCCGCCTGGCGGATTTCAAGGGCCTGGTTCATGGCCCCGCCGATAATCTGGAAGACGGTCGAATTGCGAAGCTTCCCCGTCACGACGGGGGTCGCCGCCTTCAGCGGCCCGACGATAAGTCGTCCCAAACGACGAAGCCCTTCGTTCAGCATGATTCGGTCCAGGGTGTCCCCCGTGTGGTTGACCCTTTCCGCGAATGCCTTCAATTCGGTTGTGTCAAATTCGATATTGGCCATTATTCAACCCTTGCTGGATTATAGACTTCCAGGACGTCCAGGGAATGTCGGCGTCCCCGATACCCGCCCTTCCGTTCGGTAATCAAGTCGGGAAGCGACGAAAGCGTCATGTCCGTTCGCTGGATATTCGCCGTCCCATTCAAGCGCGGATACTTCGCCAAGGTATCAATCAGCTTTTGGGTTTCCGTCCCGACCCTGGTATCAAGTTCGGTCAGGTCACCGCGCCAGGGGACCAGGACGTCCACGTTATAAGTCCAGGTCCGCCGTTCAATCTGAAGGGTAATGTCTTCGCGCTTATGCTGTGCGTATGAAACGACGACGACACGGGGCTTGCCCTTCCCCATTGGTCGGCGGTCATATAGCTTCGTATTGTCAGAATCGAAGTCGGCGTGTTGGGTAATCGTCGAAATGATTCCAGCTTCGATTGTCGCTTGTGACATAAATTCGCCCCCCTTTCGTCTATTGACCAACCGCCAGGCACGAAAGTTTTAACCTGGTCCAGCTAGTCGTTGTCCTTTTATCAGTCATTAGTCCGTCCGTCCTGGATAATGGTCTTCGTGTCTTGTGAATATCGGTTCCTTTTCGTTCCCTTCGTCGTCTTCGGACGCGCCAGCGTATAGGTTGCCCAGGCGCGCGATTCGACGTCCAGCGCGAAGGCGGTTTTCCCTGATTGCCTTCAAAGCCGACTTGAACTTGTTCGAATAGGTCGTCGCCCTGGTTTCCCCCGTCCCTTCGACTTCTTCGTCGGGATTGTAAGTGTTCGCGGGAACCGTGGACAATAGGACCGCGGCCGCGCCGTATGCGTTGGCCGCCTTCAGGTATCCGAACGCCGTCGGGTAATTGGTTTCGTTCACGGGGACCGTATAACCGACCTGGTCCAGTTCCCGATTCAAGTC